TCAGGAACATCAATATAATGTTCTTTGAATAAATCTCTTAAACCCACAATAAACTCTTCAGTCATCTCTGCACGGAGACCAGACTCTACTGCGATTTGATTGTCCGTCATCCACTGCTCAACAACATAGTTAAGGTAATCGTCTACCTTTTCTGTAAGTTCAGTTCTAATTTTTTGTACAGCGTCATCAAATGCAGCTGCGTATTGTGAGTCAATTTCTTCTTGTATCTGTGCGACACGGTCATTAACTCTTGTTTCGTAAAGAGTTGAAGCTTTTGCTTTAAACTCATCTGAAATACTTGTATCATCAGAGAAAAGAGCTGCAACGTCTTGATGTATCTCTTCTTTCATCTTCTCTTTCTTTTTGGCTAAAAAATCTTTGAGACCTTGAGGCATACCACCATGTTTCTTCCCATGCTTCTCTTGTATTACCTCTTCTTCAGATTCAGATTCAGTTTCTTCCATTTTAGGCTCTTTATCCTGTGGATTAGCCGAAGCTGCTGAAGGTTTCATTTTTAGTCCTGCTTGATTCTTAGCAGAGTTATCAGCTGCCATAGCAGATGCTTTAACTTTTGCTGAATCATCATCTTGTTTATAATTTTCAGGTGTTGGGCCACCTAAATCTTGCGTACCACCTACTGAAGAGGCGTCAGCTTTTTGCATTGGCTGTGAGGACGCATCTGCTCTACTTCTATTTAATACTTCAGCAGCTGCTTCCATGAGTTGATTTTGATCTGACATCTGATTTATCTCCTTTGTTTTCTAAACTATATTTATAAAATTAAAGTTTTCTGAGGTAACTATCGAATAATTTGAGAGCAACTCCTTCTATTTCAGATTTTGTTGCTTCTTTAATTTGTTTCTTTGCTTTGTCAAAATCAGCCTCTACGAAGCGCCCCTCGACAAACATCCATTCTTTATTTTCCATAATGCCATTTACGAAAGCACCTGGAGCAGATGGGTCAGCGACAATATCAGCAGCCGTAGCAAGTTTCAAATCATCTTGCACCAAATTATATCCTTCTTTCTGTGGTTCTAAAGAACCTAATGCTCTTGAAGAAACCCCAACACTTACATCATTGTCAATAAAGTTCTTAACAATTTGTCCGTATGGTGTTTCTAAAATTTTTGCCTTACCATAAAATGTTTTACCATTTTCGTTTAGTGAAACAATTTTATGTGATACTCTTTCAAGATTAATTGTAGGTGTATCTGGGTGTCCTAACTCTCCTAAGGCACGATTGGTTTGAACATACTCTTTATCATAACGAGCCACTTCATTACGAAGCGTATCCATTTTGTACATTCGATTGTTTTTGTTTACAGTATCACCGACAAGAAAAGTACCTTCAATATAAAGATTCTTTTTTCCATCTTTTTCTTCTGTAATTGTTTTCACTTCTGTGAAATATGTTTCTGATATGAGTTTCATTTTTGTCCCTTAGAATGTATCAGCAGCTGGGCTGTAAGTGGCTACTTTAGATACTTTCATAACAACAGTACCTTGAGCATCACCTACAAATTCAATGAAAATATTTTTTGTTTTACCCTCATCAACTGCTTGAAAGTCTTGAGAAAAGTCAATAGAGCCAACACCGGCTTGTAATGATAAAAGATTTGCGTTAGCAGAAGCCGCTACACCGGCATCACCAACTCTTTTTATTTCTATAACACCGTTACTGCTATAAAATAAACTTTGAATACTAGCCGCTGTTACTGTTTCAATTGTTAAACCACCGTAACTATTTGACGTAGATTCTGTGGCTGATAAGTTCGCCATGAATATGTTTGCCACATCTGTATGTGTTTCTCCTGCGCCACCAACTCTACTGCTAACTCTAATAACAGATGGGCCTCTTAATTTATTTGTGATTGTTGTATGTTTTGTGCTCATTTATCTTAGTCCTAGTGATGCTCGCCTTCTCATTGAAAGTTTCCTTTTCAACATTGAACGGCGAAGTTTAGCTCTCCTCGTTGTTTTCCAAGACCGTTTTAACAATCTCGCTTTTTTAACTCTTGCAGTAGCAGGTATTCTTTTTACTGAACCACCTTTACCTGTAGCTGCATAACCTTTTACACCTGATCTAATTCTATTTCTCTGTACTACTATCTTACCAGTTCTATCACGCCTAATTCTTCTTCTAATCTTTTTAGTGCGCCCAATTTTCATAATATTTTGTGGCGCTTCTCGTAAGAAGTCTAAAAGAAAATCTAAATTCATTTAGTTTTTACCTGACCAAAAGCAAAATCAGCCGCCTTCTTTAAATGACCTGGACTTTTATGTACCATGTCTGATAATTTTTCTTTATTTGCATCATTTACTTTTTTATGCACAGCTGTAATAGCAGATGCTGTGAAATGATCCACGGTTCTAGATGACCCATCAGCAAACTTTACTCTTTTAGCTTGCTTGTTTTTAACAATGTCATGAAGATGATCCATAACCTTCATCTCTTCTATTATTTCTTTTTCAGAAAACTCTTTAAATGTTTTCATAAATTCCTCTGCTTGCATTGGGTTATCTAACATACCTTTACCATAGGGCACCGTAACATACTTGTCTAAATTTTTATTATAATACATTGCAACCTTTATACCACCTGGATATGGTCTGATTGCTTTTCTTTTGAAAACTAAAACAAAAGGTGGATCTTTTATTGGCGATGTTTCATCTGTTACCATATCCTGTTCTGGATCATCACCAACTCTTGGAGCTCTATCACCTACTTTTATTCTGTGAGCTCGAATCTTTTTCTTTTTACCATCAGCGCCAATC